ACAGGAGACATGTCAGGTACTAATACAGCTGCCCAACTTGGAGCAATATCAGGTGCTGAATCTGGAAAAATGGCAGAACAAAATGTAGAAACTATAATTGACCCTGAATATGGAGTACTAACAGGTGTCGAAAATGCTGGTAGTAAAATAACCTCGTTTAAAAACAATACTGGAACTGTCAGACAATTAGGAGTATAAAATTAATAATTATAAATCTTAATTATAAAATAAATTTTAAATAAAATTGATTTCTATTTAAAATTTATTTTAGATAAACTAATATGTACACGTATTTAGTCTTTACTCTAACTTATACCTTCTGGTCATCAATATCTTTTATAACAGATATTTATGGAAGTGACGATATGATTCAAAACAAAATAGGAACAAAAGATAGAAGTAAACTATTACAATTATATAAAAAAATTTTACCAAGAGTAGTATTTAATGTATATATTGCTACATTACCATTAATCTATTTTGACCTATACATCGATTACAATATTGGAATGCAATTTAATTTATTTAATTCATTAATTCATATATTCCTATCTGTTGTCATGAGTGAAATACTATTTTACACTTTTCATAGAATAAGTCACCATAAATTCCTTTATAAAAGATTCCATAAAATTCACCATGAACTGAAAGAACCCATCGGAATGGGAGCTGTTTATACTCACTGGTTAGATGCAATTTTAGGTGTGTATATCCCAGATGGTATTCCAATATTTCTGTTATACGCTCATCCATATACGGTTCATTTTTGGATATTCTTGACAACTAGTGTTTCGATACTTATGGCACATTCAAATTATAAAGACCTTTCCGAATATCATGATGACCATCACAGATTATCGTGTGTAAATTTTGGAAATGGTTTCTTTATGGATAAAATATTTAGAACAGAAAAAACATCTAATAGGAATAGAAGAAAAACGTTTATAAAAGCTAAAAATAAATTTGCGTCTGAAGTAAAATCTTTAAGGGGCGAGCTGAATAAAGTTTATAAAGATAAATATCAATACGAAGTTGCATCAAATTTAGTTAGAACACTTAAAAATACATTAACTAAAAAACCTTAATGTGTCTGTGTCTATAACTTCTCTAATCTTATCACAATACATATCTAAACAACCGGTTTCATAAAGCTTAGTGTAATCATTGGTTCCTCTATGAGATGCTATTAGATATTTGTAATTATTATCTTTTTCTAAATAAATCCATTCCATTAATAGAAAAACCAATAACTTTATATTTATCTTTGAAAACCAAGTATATTCTAATAAAATAGTTATTATTTTTTTTAGTGATATTTTAATATTATTATAAGCATATCCTTCATTAATGTATATTTTTTCTATATAAGAATATCCATTATTGACTAATAATAATATTTTTTTTTGTTTAAATTTTTTAATATTATAAACAGCTATATTATTAAAATATTTTACTTGAACTATAGATAGTAAATCATTCCCGTTCAGGAAAAAAAAAATACAATTCCATAGTTCAACTGGTAAAAACATACTATAAATATATCTATGATTATTTTTCTTAAGTACTATTAGAAATCAGCATCTAAACTAAACACTTTATTTGCATTACCACCAACACCAGCTTTGGAATAATCCATTACTCTTTTCTCAAAAAAGTTAGTTTTCCCTTCTATAGAAATCATCTCCATAAAAGAAAACGGATTTTTTGAGTTAAAAACCTCCTTGCAACCTAATTGAACTAATAATCTATCAGCTACAAATTCAATATACTCAGACATTAACTTGGAATTCATACCGATTAATTTACATGGAATAGAATCTATAATAAATTCTTTCTCAATTTCAACAGCCTCTAATATAATTTTATTAACAGTTTCTACTGGTAATTTATTAACAAGCATACTATAAATTAGAATGGCGAAATCTGTATGCATTCCTTCATCTCTACTAATTAACTCGTTGCTAGATGTTAATCCAGGCATTAATCCACGCTTTTTTAACCAAAATATAGAACAGAATGACCCTGAAAAGAATATTCCTTCAACTGCAGCAAATGCAATTAATCTTGTAGCATAATTAGCATTATCATCTTGTATCCATTTTATAGCCCATTTGGCTTTTTTAGACACTGATGGGATGGTATTTATAGCATTTAATAATTTACCTTTTTCTGATTCATTTTTAATATAGGTATCAATCAATAAAGAATACATTTCGGAATGAATATTCTCCATAGCTATTTGAAATCCATAAAAACATTTCGCTTCTGCTGGTTCTATTTCATTCATAAATCTTTGTGCTAAATTTTCTAATACAATACCATCACTACCTGCAAAAAATGCTAAAACATTCTTAATAAAATGTTTCTCTTCGTCTTTTAATTTCTCCCAATCATTGTAATCTTTGCTCAAATCAACCTCCTCTACTGTCCAAAATGAAGCTAAAGCTTTTTTGTACATTTCAAAAATTTTATCATATTTTATAGGGTATAAAACATAACGATTTTCAGTTTCTTGCATCAACGGCTCAATTTTAGAATCCATGTATACTTTATATATGATTTTTTTTTCAAATCATTTTATTCAATTTTATAAGATTTATTTATAATATTATTTTTTAATAACAGTTCCAATCCCAATAATTATAATTTAAAATTATCGATAAATTATTTTTAATTCTATTAGCTTTTTCTAAATATAAATTCCAATATGGTGTGATATTGATAAATAATTTCTGTATCTCCATAAATATCACTTATAAAACTACCATGATAATGCATATTAAATGTATTATTAAAAAAATTGGGTCCAATTATTTATTATGATTTCCATAATTTACTTTCAATTTCGATTAATGATGATATATTTTAATCCTCCATTTTATTAAATCATGGTCAAATATTTGTTTATAAACTATACCATAAGTTTAAAAATCTAAATTATTAATATTATTGTAAGGTAATATTATCTAATAATAAACACTTGCAATTTAATGAGTCTAAAAACTAGAATTAACTTTATACTCACCAGCAACTACGGAAATATTGACACTAATGTGAATTGGATTTTTACTAAAGTAGATCGGAATTACACATATTTAACTTTATGTTAATAAAAATGTCATTATAAATTCATATTCATAATACTATCTATTAAATCATCTGATATAGACTGTGTTACTATTGAATCCTTCTTATAGTCTGAATGCCCCACTACAAAATCTCTCATTTTTTTTGCATCGGTTTTGATTGAGCCATTGGATAATCCTCTAATATGCTCTAAATATTTGGACAGATTTTTAGTAATTTGTTCGTTATCTAGTACATCCAAATATTTATAAATATACATTAAAAGTATATCTATTATTTCTGATAAAGATTTTTTTACAATTCTGCTTTTAGGATTTGTTATATCTTCCTTACATAAATATTTGCTATATATTGAATTTTTTACATTAGCTAATTTAAAATTTTCATCTACTTGAGATATAGGTATATATAAATCTAAGTTAAAATAAAATAACACTTTAGCTAAAAGATTTATAAATACAAAGAAGGATGTGTTTCCAAAACTAGTAGTCTGCATATCCAGTATTCTTATCTCCACCTTCCATCCATCATTATTATTTGATGGTGGTTTTAATCTAACATTATTCCAATTAGATGAATTAATATTTGTAAAAAATGTAGTTCCATCAATATTATTTTCTTTTATATCATCTAAATCATTTTCGTACATAATTAATGGGTCTCTCTCAAATAGATAACTGATATGCACTGCTAAATTATTTGGAATATTATTTTTTTTTAAGATATGATAATATTTATTATGATTATGATTAATATTATTATAATCCTGTCCGTTATTATGAATAAAATATGATATTGTAGAGTATCTAGATTTTTTTAAATGTTCGGATTCTTGTCTATCATCTACGGCCTGTTCTATAACATTCCACCTAGAATCATGATTACTTAATGTTCCTTTCAATATTGGACACGCAGCAGATAATGATAATAAGAATGGCGATATTATAGCAAATTGGTCGTATAATTTTAAGGCATGGTCCAAATTATGGCATTGAATAGTTACTTGACTACAACAACTTCCCATACCAAAAGCCATACAATCCATTACAATACTTTCATCCTTCGTATTTATATCTTTAAAAATAGGTATTTTTATATTGACCTTTCGGTTTCTTCTTTTTCTAATATTTTCAGTTAGAGTTTTAAATCGTATATGAGGATTTATTATATTATCTGGAACACATACCGATTCAGAATAATTATTATATTTTTTTTCAATAGGTACATAAAAATCTTCAACCCCAATTAATGGAAATGAAGTTAACATAATTGACTTACTATTTGTGTCTAAATTTTTATTTAATTTGGTAATTTCTATTTGTAAGTAATTATCTATTAATAATAAATTTGTTAATCTATTATCAAATGGATTCTTAGGTATTTTTTCGATCATCCAGTTGGCATATTCAGGAAGCCAACATTCATTTTGGATTGATATTTTATTAATAACTTCAGATCCAATTAGATTTAATTTGTAATTATTATTTATTTTTTTTAGTAACATATACTCCATTTCATATCCCCAATAAAATGGGATAGATGAGTTAAACTTATATTGATTATACATTCTAATAAATTGATAAATACCTAATTTTTTATAATTACTAATATTTTTATTTTTTTCTAACCATGGCAATATTTTTGCATCTTTTAATAATCCCATATACTAAAAATAATTTAACCTTTAAAACAAATTGTATTAAGAATATAATTATTTATTTAAATATGAATATTTTAGCAGAATATAAACAGTTTCAGAAACAAACCGAAATTAATGATAATTTTAGTTTACAATATATGGCTATAGGATTAGGAGGAGAAACGGGAGAGATATTGAATGAAATTAAAAAAATAGAAAGAGATGATAATAATACTATTACTGATACCAGAAAGAATAATCTAATATTAGAACTTGGCGATTTATTGTGGTATTTTCAAGGTATAGCAAGTAGATTGGATATATCTATAGAAGATATTATGAAATATAACATAGATAAAATTAGTAAGAAATCATAAAATATTAAATAAAATTGAGTTTATAATATCTATTTTAGATAACAAATGTTATCCATAAGACAAGAACATCCTTATAGCAAACGTTTAAAAAAGGAGATTGCTAAAATACTAGAAAAATATAATAACTGTGACTTAGTTATAGAAGGTAATGACCAGGAAACTCAAAAATATAAATTTAATGTAGTGATTGATAATAAGCACACCTTACACATAGTTATTCCTAAACATTTCCCATTCAAAGAACCCGATATGTATGTAAATGAAAAATCTTATCACAATTTTTTAAAAATGGATAATTGTTTACATGAAGAACTTAAACAAGTATTTAATATAGAGTGTTTGTGCTGTAATACTATGTTATGTCCAAATAAATGGCGACCAGCTTTAAGACTATATCAATTAGTGGACGAATTTATACTTAACAGGAGAATGATTTATTCTATCTATCAATATAAATATTTATATATATTGAATATACTACACCATAATATACTACCTCCTGAAATATTAGAAATAATATCTAGTTATTTAAAGATATCTTAATATTTAATAAGGTGAAATTAAACCAATAAATTTGGATATGGTGTTTATGCAATACAAAATATATCAGAAGAAGATTTAATAGAAAAAGTTAGCATGACTGTATTAAAAATGGCGTACATGTTTTTAAAATTTTTAATATAAGTATTTTTTTATTTTTTTTTTTAATTTACAATATTATGTCTATTTTTTTTAATAAGAAAGGAAGAACTGGTAATAATTTATATCAATATTTTATTACCAGAATTTTAGCAGATATGTATCGTCTTAATATTACTAGTAATTTCAGATCACCTGTTTTAAATTTTACCATACATAATTCATATACACAATTATGTAATGAACAAATATATGTAAATGATTCTAACATATATGATATTATTCAATATAAAAATGAATATAAATCAAAAAATATGATAGTAGAAGGATTTTTTCAAGATTCTTTATTTTTTAATACTAATTATAATAAAATTATAAAGTATTTAGATTTACCAGATATAACCCAAAACTATGATGATATAGTACTACATATCAGATTAAATGATTTTAATAGAGATGGTAATAAATCTAATGTAATACATCCTAATTGGTATTTAAACATTTTAGAGAATGAAACGTTTAATAAATTATATATTGTTGTAGATTTAGGTGGATGGAAAAAGTATAGAAAAAAGGATGCAGAACAAAACTATCTTAACTATTTTTCTAAATATAATCCAGTTATTATTATGAATAAAGAATATGATGACTTTCATTTTATTAGGTCATTTGATAAAATTATTTGTTCTAATAGTACATTTTCTTGGTGGGCAGCATTTTTAAGTAATGCATCTAGAATATATACCCCTAGTAAATGGCGTGGGAAAAAGAAACTCCAAAATATATTACATAAAACAATTACATTTGATAATGATTCATGTGATATTAATATTTTACCAAAATATTCGTATCAAATCGATAATATTAATCAAAGTAATAATAAAATGGATAATTGTGTAGTAATAGTATCTAATAAAAATTATTTTGAAAAAGCTATAAATACCATAAAAAATATTAGAACTATAGGTGCATATCACGACGATTTGGTATTTATATATGGTAAAGATATTGATAAATCTGATTTAGAAAGATTACAGGATTTTTATGTTATACCAAAATATTTTCCAGATTTAGATTTATCTAACGTGATACATAAACTGAAAAATAAGCCTTATAAAGGTTTAGAACGAAAATTGTATAAAATGTTTTGTTTTCATAAGTTTCATCTCTTTAATACATATTTTAAACGTTGGAAAACTATTTTCTATATTGATTGTGGTATGCGAATCTTTAAACCTATAAAACCATTTTTTGAATTAGATTGTAGAAATAAAATTTTAGCAAATTCAGATGCCCAACCCAAATATAGATGGAAATTAGGGATACAGTTTAATAATGATTCTTATTCGGATGTTTATAAACAATTATCTAATGAATTTAATCTTAATATTGACTATTTTCAAAGCACTATTCTAATATATGATACTAGTATTATTAAATCAGATACATTTGATATACTTAGAGAATTATTATATAAATATCCAATAGGAAAAACAAATGACCAAGCAATTATGAATTTACATTTTAATTGTCAATTAAATATTTGGAAACAAGTACCATTAAAACATAATAAACAATTAATGTATGATTATAAAACTAGAAGAGGTTGCAGACATACAGATTATATCATGTTAAAAATATAGTTAGTATTTATGATAAAATATTTGTTAAGTCTTTCTTGCATTTTTTTATAGCAGTTGACGCATACACCTTTTAACATTTAAAACGCCGATTTTTTATTATAAAATTGACTTAAATATTATAAATTTTAATTATTATATAAAATGATTTACATATATGTAATTAAATTAGAAAAAGGGAAATACTATATTGGAAAAACCAGTAATCCACAATTTCGCTTACAAAGTCATTTTGATTCAAATGGTTCATCTTGGACAAAAAAATATAAACCATTAAAAGTGATAGAGATTAAACCAAATTGCGATGATTATGATGAAGATAAAATTACGAGGAAATATATGGACAAATATGGAATAAATAATGTTCGTGGTGGTTCATTTGTCTCAGTAAAATTAGAAAAATCAACAATAGATACTTTGAAACAAATGAGTAATGGAACAAATAATAAATGTTTTGTTTGCGGAAAAACAGGACATTTTGCTAATGATTGTCAAGAATATGAAGTTTGGTGTTGTTCTTATTGTGGTAAAGAATTTGATACATATAAAGGCGCTACATTTCATGAAAATGTCCATTGTAAAAAAACCAAATGTAGGTATTATGAAGAATCAGATGAAGAAAGTGATGAGAATTATGAATATAATGATTTTCAAACAAATAAAAAATCATTAAATTGTTATCGTTGTGGCAGAAAAGGACATTACTCTTCAGATTGCTATGCTTCAAAACATACTAAAGGTTATTATCTCAAATAATCGGCGTTTTAAATGTTCAAAGGTGTAAAATTTTCTAGATATCCAGCGAAATTATAACCAGAACAATAACACGGACAAAATTATATTAATCTCCAAAAATTAGATGGTGTATTCCACTCTTTAAAATGGACAATATGTTTCCTAGTTTATTTTGATTACTCTGAAAACCAAGCTTCATATTGTATAGGTGTTTTTTGAATAAATCCTTCGAAAAAACACATACTAGACTCAATTAATTTCGGGTCATTATAAGATGTACTGTGTATCATACTATGAATCATTTGTTTTAAAGTTATTGGTTCATCACCTTTAGATTCAACCATAATTAAATTATAAGGTAACTTGCCATTATTTTTGTGATAGTATATATGGTCTTTACCGATTCTTGAATCTTTAATAAATATAACCTTCTCATCCGTAAATTTATCTTCTAAATTTATAGATGGCTCTAAACTAAATAAAAATGGTGCACTTGGAAAAATATTTAATAATTTTGCATGAAATTCATCCATAATTAGTATAAATACATTAACTTTAAATTATCTATTATTTAGTAATATTAATTCGCACTTTTTCTTTAAATTCTCAACTAATTCTTTATCATTTTCATTGAAAAACTCCTTAAATTTTAAAAAATTAGTTCTAATAAATGGGCTTAAATTATTAGATACCTCATCAAAGTGTGACTCCATAATATAATATTTACCATCAACTAATGCACTTATAGTTTCATCTTTATTTTGCCACACCCATTTATTATTAGTAAAAACTTTGACCCTATTTTCTTTCTTATTTGGTAATACTATGTTTTTATTTTCAGGTTTATTTTCATTAAAATGAACTGCTTCTATCATTTTTGGAATCATTCCGAAAGGTATTTTAATTAATTCATTTTTGAATTTATCTGATATATGACTAAGGTCTTCACTACCATAACTATTAAGATGAATATTAGTTTGGATATTTGTTGTATTACCTACCTTATTTAATAAAATCTCCATTTGTTTATACAACTCCTTTTTTTCAGTCTCATGTTTTGATTCTTGATTTTTAATTAATTCTGTAAAATTGTCTAATTTAGATTCTAATATTTTATTATTATCCATTTTTTTATAAATTAAACAATAGTTTTTTATATGCCTCGATAGATGACCTTTAGTACTCAATATTTTGTGACAATATTCGCATTCAAAACCATGTTTCGGTTTGAATACTTTTGTGGTCAAATTGTGGTCATTTGTGGTCAAATTGTGGTCATTTGTGGTCAAATTGGATACTTTTGTGGTCAAATTGTGGTCATTTGTGGTCAAATTTGTATTCTCTATTTTTATACATGATTTGACTACCATGTTCTCCTTCATTTGTTTATACGTTTCAACATTTCGTTTATGTTTCAGTGTGCGATTATGTTTATGAAAATTGGATGAAACATTAGTAGTATATTTGCAATATTCACATCTAAATTCTTTCATATATTTAAAATATATATTATTTTTATATTCTTTTCTCTTAAAAATAAATAATATTAATTTTAAACCATGCTATAATAATTATTTATGAAAATTTTTTTTTTTAAACAAACTATGTAGTGAATACTTTTGTATTCAAAAGTATTCTTACCTTATTGTTATACTTTTTTTTTTTATTTAATATTTATAAAAGAAATTATCGAGTGAATACTTTTTGAATACTTTTGAATACTTTTGGATACTTTTTAACTATAAGAAAATATGGTCGTTGGATACTTTTGAATACTTTTTTTTAAAACAATTATGGTTTTAGAATACTTTTGTATTCAGTTTGACCACAAAAGTATCCTTTTTTTTGAGGGGGGG